TTTTGTGCTCTTTCGAGCTGTTATTGTTTTATCTTTTAATTGTCTTCAAATTTACAACTTTACTTCTTAACCTGCAAATTTATTTGCACTTTTAACATAGATTTAACACGTTTTTAACATAATCTTAACATTAAGCACGTTTTTGTGCGTAAATAATAACTACCTTTGTAGTGTGTAATTTACTCATATGCTCATACACTAAGCACTCTTTTAATTTTAGTTTACGTTCATAACTTTACGTGAGTTGCCTTTTCGTTGCGAAACGAGCGGCAATTTTTTTTTGTGTGTACATAAAAAAATAACGGCTACCTTCGCAGGCGGCCGTTACTCATGAATAACAAATAATCTAACTACAAAAATGATTTACGTAATCTTATGTCAAATCTTCATCAAGCATTATCTCACCATTTTATCTTAATTATAACGTATATAACTATTATCAATAACAGAATGTTTAGTGCCGACAATCGTATTTGTTGCCATTTCGTCAACCTGTTAACCTCTTTCACTACCTCAACCGTGTAAGGTATCGAATCTACTTTAACGACGCTTACCGTGTCGATCCTGAATCGCTCACGCCATTTAATCGACTGAAGATAAACCGTGTCGTTCTGCGAGAACAACATCAACGTGTCGCGATTATATACGCTGTCAACTCGAAACCGTTCACGAAACTCGATCTTCGTTTCTGTTATCGGGACAAGTATCTGTCTCGGCTTACATCCTGAAATAGATAACAGAATAATTATCAAAATAGCTACATGTAATATGTATTTGTTCATAGTTGTTCGTTTTCAATTGTCTCCAAATATTCTTTTTGCTTTGCCTCCAATTCGGCAATTTCGCTTTCGAGAATATTTATCTGCTCCCTTGCATTTATTCTCTCATCCTTCACTTCTTCCGACATCGGTTTATACGGTTCATCGTCTTGCCGATGGTCTGCATAATCGGTTCGGTTTAATAGAGACCTGAACTCGTGTATCTTTTGATACTTCTTGTTTATTTCTTCTTTGTACATAATGTTTAAGTTTTAAGGTTCAAGTAGAAGAGCTGACACAACACGACAATTATACGAGATATACTTATTGATGCTGCCATTGAAACTACCGATGCTGTCATTGGAAATCCAAGCACACCGGGCGAAGCCATACTCGCATGATAACCAATAACGTGAGTTTACAGTTAGTGGTGTAAGTCCGGCTTCGATAAAACCTTTTGTAATAATATCTTGTTCAACTCCTGCTATTCCGTTTGTTATTTTACTTATAATTTGTTCCATTTCCCAAACGCTCGGAAGCCACCATGCTCCAGTTAAATGTTTAGTACCTTCTCTTGCGAATGAGTTGCAATAATCTGCTGCAGGATATGCAGGAGAAACAACGCCATCATGGTTCGTATATGTTACCAATGCAAGTTTTTTAGTATTACTTCTCCCGTCTTTATCAGTTATTATTCCTTTTGAATACGATTTTTTTACCATTTTTGCTTGAAGGTAATTATCGTATGTTTTATAATACTCAAATAAAATCGGATTATCAGTCGCATTAAATCTCGATTCTCGTATTATGCCATTACTTGTTAATGTTTGATCAACAGAATCACCACCATTTGCAGAATAATATTGCTTAAACTTCAAGAAATTTGCACCTGCATAATGTTCAACTGTCCCATCATTTCTGTATAATTGCATGGATGGAGACAATAAACCTGTATGGGCTGTCTGATAATTACCTGTTAAGATGTTTACAGTTATATTTGTATCAGAACAAGTAAATATAGTTACATTCGGTGCATAGGAGTTTTGTTCTACAACTATATAGTCAGCATAGGCAGTTACAGTCCATCCAATAGGATGTGCAGTCATTATTGCACGTATTGCATTCTGCATCTTTGTAGCTAACGTGGCAAGCGTGTCTGTGGTTGTATAATTAATAGCCGATGTTGTAGTTGAATTTATTGTTAATGTAAAACTCCCAGCCGAAGCAAATGAGAATCCACTCATTTTAACTTTGTACGACGCAGCCCATTGTTTCAACACTTGTACTCCAGCATCTATAAGAGCTGAAATATCATTTCTCTCTACAACCACAGCTGTGATAATGTATATTGATGAAAGCAGAGCCCTATTAACCGTGCCATTTTTAATAACCTTATATTTTTCTTCCTCCGTATCATATACAACCGTATCGCCCACTTCGCAATAAATTGACGGAACAATAACATTCACACCCTTACGCTTGATAATGTTTATATCCTTTACCAAACTTACCGTATTCTCATTAGCAGGTCTATTTGTATCTGCATCATAAGCAGCCAAATTTTCGTATTTGTTGATATTTTTCATAATCTTGTTATTTTAAGGTTCAAGTAGAAGAGCTGACACAACACGACAACCATCCGAGACATACTTATGGTTGTAGCCATAGAAATGACCGCTGCCGCCACCGTAAATCCAAGCACCGCTGGAGCTACACTCGCATGATAACCTATAATATGAGCCTATGCTTAGTGGTGTAAGCCCAGCTTCGATAAAACCTTTTGTAATAATATCTTGTTCAACTCCTGATATACCATTAGTTATCTTACTTATAATTTGCTCAAATTCCCAAACTGTCGGCAACCACCATGAGCCAGCAAGATGTTTAGTCCCTGCTCTTTCAAATAAATTACAATAGTCCGCAGCTGGATATGCAGGAGAGGCAGTCCCGTCATGGTTTGTATATGCTACTACTGCAAGTTTTTTGGTATTACTTTGTCCATTTTTATCGGTTATAATTCCCTTAGAATACGATTTTTTTACCATCTTGGCCTGAAGATAATTATCGTATGTTTTATAATACTCAAATAAAATCGGATTATCAGTCGCATTGAATCTCGATTCTTTTATTACACCAACACTTGTCAATGTCTGATTAGTCAAATCTTCTCCACTGGCTGAATAATATTGTTTAAATTTCCACCAATTTGCACCTGCATAATAGGTAACAGTACCGTCATTTCTGTAAATTTGCATGGATGGAGACAATAAACCCGTAATGGCTGTTTGGTAATTACCCGTTAAGATGTTTACAGTTATATTTGCATCAGAACAGGTAAATACAGTTACATTCGGTGTATAAGAGTTTTGTTCTACAACTATGTAATCTGCATAGGCTGTAACTGTCCATCCGGCAGGATGTGCAGTCATTATTGCACGTATTGCATTCTGCATCTTTGTAGCTAACGTGGCAAGCGTGTCAGTTGTTGCATAACTAATTGCATCCGTAGTTGTAGAATTGATTGTTAACGTAAAACCTCCATCGGCGACGAACGAGAAGCCACTCATTTTCACCTTATACGATGCAGCCCATTGTTTCGACACTTGTACTCCAGCATCTATAAGAGCTGAAATATTATTTCTCTCTACAACCACAGCTGTGATAATGTATCTCGACGAAAGAAGCGTTCTATTAACTGTTCCATTTTTGATAACCTTGTATTTTTCTTCAACCGTATCATATATAACGGTATCCCCTACTTCGCAATAAATGCTCGGTACAATCACATTCACCCCTTTTCGCTTAATGATATTTTTATACTTAATCAAACTAACCGTATTTTCGTCTGTCGGCCTGTTTGTATCCGCTTCATAAGCGGCCAAATTATCGTATTTGTTGATATTTTTCATAATCTTGTTATTTTAAAATCCAATCATTAACCGAAGTATTGTTTTTTGCGCTATAAAAGTCGCCAGTAGCAGTGTTGACATAAAATTGAGGCACGCCGTCAGGTTCAATGTTAGGTGCAACATTCGACACAATAAAAATAGGCCTGCCTTGATAATTCAAATCTTTAAGCACATCGATACTGTCAATCTGCATCTTACTGATTATCATGTTTCGAAATGCAGCCTCCAGTGCACTTACTCTCGCCGACAATTCGTTTAAATCGGTAGCGATTACTTCTTCGTCGTCTATTATCTTTTCTCCGTCAGTTAACGGAATCCACTTTGTTCTATCAGTCAACGGATATGTATTAGCCGTTACTTTAGACATAAAACTTCCACCGCCGTATGTAACGATATTTAAAACGTCATAACCACCAGGATATGTTGCACTCCATTCCCCAGCGTCATGCGGTCTTACTTTCCCTAAATTTATTACTGTTGCCATAATTTTTAATTATATATTGTTGCTATCAAATTTCCATATTCATCAATCGTCATCGAGACATCAGCCATATCTCCTTTTTCTCCTTTTAGACTTGCCAAAAACTCTTCCTCTGTTCCCATATTTCCTGCATCAAGCCATACCTGATAAGCGCTGTCTCCTTCATCACCCTTGTCTCCCTTATCGCCCTTGTCTCCCTTATCACCCTTGTCTCCCTTGTCTCCTTTATCTCCCTTATCTCCCTTATCTCCTTCGTCTCCCTTATCCCCTTTATCCCCTTTATCACCTTTATCCCCTTTATCTCCTTTATCACCTTTATCTCCTTTCTCTCCTTTAATATCAGCAAGAAAGTCTTCTACCGTTCCTGTATTTCCAGCGCTTAGCCACACTTCATATGCACTATCTCCCTTATCTCCTTTGAACCCTATTAATAAGTCTGAAGTTATAGAAAACTCGGTAATGTCATCAGCCATAGCAGTGCTCGGCACAATCTGAAAAGCATTTACATCAATCGTGCATTTCCTTTGCCAATCAGCCAATCCTGAATCGGGCAGTTCATAAGAAAATACCAAATTATACACACCAAGCGTGTCACAAATTTCTGGGGTAAATTCTATCCGAAGACTATTATCTATAACCTCAAACGGTACTGCTTTAATCTTTGTAAAAACACGAGCAGTTAAAGACGCGTTTGTAATGTTAGACAAGTTCTCTGGCTGACCGCCTCTGGTGATAGTCCAAACAAGCACAAAATCGTTACCAATTCTTATATTTTTCATAATCACTGAAATAAATGTTTATATTTTTTAGGTATCTGTCTTCTTAAAACAGTCTCAATCTCTTTCACGCTAATGTCTAAATCTTTGTTTAGATCGAAAATTTTGTTCTGTTTTGCAACTATATCACGTGTTATAACGTAATCTGGCTTGCCGATAGCCGCAGGGTAAAACACGGCTAAATATACATCCACCAACGTCTTCATTTTACCTTTGTACGGCCTTAAATAAGCCAATACGTAATCCAATTGTTGCACGTTGTTCATCGAAAGCAGAACCCACGTCGTTGTGCCTAATGCTTTTGTCGTCGATGGCATAAATTGTATCAGGCCTCCAGCCATACTTGTCTGATTAACTGCTTTCGGATTAAGCCTGCTTTCAAACCACATCACGAACATCAACCAATTAGGATCGATGCCGAGTTCACGTGAAATCTTTATGACTTTGTCTATGAACTCTTCCTTGTTCTCTTTAACGTATTCTTCAAATGCTATCATTTTTCTTTTTCTGTATCAATTTTATCCTTCAACTCATCCAAATTTACGTCGAAATGTCGCTCTGTTTTGTCAATCATTATCTTTTGTAACATCCGCCAAAACATACCGTCCTTTTCGCTTCGGCATGAACTTTCGTTCTCCAATATTGACCATGCCTGCTCGAAACTTATAATACCGGCAACAATGTATGACAACGGTACGTCCATGTATACGAAAACCCAATGCTCAACCAAATACGCCAAAATTATAACTATCAACCGTTTAGGGATAGTAGATCGTATAACTTTAGCGAAAGAAAAACTTCTGAATTTAGCGTTCTCTTTAAGGACCTTGTCGGGATATTGCTCGCTTGCCCTTTTGTTCAACTGATACGCTGTCCACGTGTCATACAAAATGAAGATTATAACAATGATCATAAGCGGGAACGTAGGCTTAAGCTCTTTTATAAGAAAGCCGACGCACCCTCCAACCGTGATGAACAATATCTTGAAATAGTTCAGTCCGTGATCCATCTTCGTGCGTGTTTTATGTGTCATTTAACGATTTAACGATGTGCTCATTTATTTCGACTTCATTTCTTTAAGTACTCCATCACAACATCAACGAACGTGCCTGTCTTGTCAGGATTACTCATTATAAGATCAGCGCAATCGCTTTCCGTGAAGATCTTCGTTTCGATATTTGAAGGCTCTTTCAGCCACGCTTCCATCACTGGCCGAAATGCCTCGTTCCATTCGTCTTGCGCATCACCTTCTTGCCAGCCTTCAGGCTTTGTTTGTTCGCTTATTTCTTGCCGAACACGTTCGTACTCGTCGTAAATCGCTTTTAATTTCACGCGTAACATAACGTATTTAACGAGCGCCTCACGCGAAAGACTTCCGTTCTTAATATCGCGTATCAGCATGAAAAGCGATACCGCTTCGTTACGTGTAATCGTGCTTGTGCTTGCCGCTGCAGTTGCCGTTGCCGTTGAGGACTTTTCTTTCGAGTTAATTTTCTTTGTTGCCATAAAATAATTGTTTTACTCGTTTGAAATATTTTTGTTCGGCTTGTTTAGCTTCAACTTCCCATTCTCTATCACCATGTGACAGGTCGGAAGTATATTCATTTCCGTTCCAATACGCCTTTGTATGCGTCTCATTAAACGATAATCTTTTATCAGCCATTTGTTTTACGTGCCACATTTCGTGAATGAACATGCGTATAACAAAGTTAGTAATTTTATCTTCACGCAGGTACTTTTCGTTCACATAAATAATAAAACTGTTTATCGAAGTAATGACATACGAATTTTCGTCTAACTCATTAATACGAAGCGGCATGATGAATATTTCGCTCTCGATATTAAAGATATGGGCTATCGTATTCACTAACTTTTTTAAGTTAGGAATTGAGTAGCCCATATCGATGTTTGAAACTACGTTTTTCATTTTACAAATATTTAAGATAAATAAATTTAGTCGCTAATGTTTTCGAGTCATAATCGATAATAAAGCTTACATTTTTTGTACCTGGTGTCATCTCCTCCATATCAACACCATTATAATACCTCATAAGATTTGGAGCTGAAATCAGTAATGTTTTTGATGTTCCTCCGGATATATTATTAATTCCTGACCACCCTGAAATAGTCGCTCCGTTTATTTCATAAACATCTGCTTCTATATCTCCCGTTTTATATGGAGTAACTGCACCTGTTCCAAAGGTCGGCCTTGCAGATATTGTAAAAAACGTGGATACTAAATTAACTGTAACAGTAGGGCTTACGGTTATGATTATATTGGCATTTCCTGAGTCGTCTAATTGAAAAGGATTTGACGAGCTGATATTTGCTACTTGAGTGTAACTTGTCGATATAGATTTATTAATTCCGATAATCGAAATCGTTCCAGGAAAATCATTTGAAGACGTTACTGTTCCTCCAGAATCTGTCGGAGCATTATACGGCAAAGCCTTTAAATCTCCGTATATTGACGTTGAATACCCTTCCGAGTCTTCTGTCGCTGCACACACATAATACTTTGTTGCGTTTACAGGAAATTCAGAGCCAAACCTTATATATGTATTATTCGCTGAAATTTTGTTTACAGACGTCATATAACCTATAAATGTTCCTGTTTTAAAAAACAAAACAGCGTAATACATATCAGAATAGTCGTCAAGCATAGTAACATTCAAATCCGACATCGAGTTTTTAATATCTACGTCAACGTAATTTTGAAATTTCGGATAAAATTTGATGTTTTCTTGAGCGATTAGCGGCGCTAATGCGTTATGATTATAGCCTCTAAAATCGCCAAGCCGAAAAAATTCATTGTACGCACCTCCTCGAGGTTTATTGTATAAAAAATCATACGATATAACATCTTGAGGATCATCTGTTAATCCTTGAAGAGGAAACCCGAAATTAGCCGATTGTAAATCTTGTTCTGTTATACCTGTTATTTTATTTGACCTTATCGGCTTCCATTTTGACCATTTGTTTATTTTCGTACTTTTACATAAAGTTCCTACGTCATTACTCCCTTCACCGATAGCCTTCGCTACCATACTCGTTGTAATTCCTGTTGTTGGTAATGCTGCCATAGTTATACCTCCATTATTTTGTGGCAAGTTACCTCGCCTGTTACTGTTAATATTCCTTTTACTAAAAAATTGCCATCAATTGTAAGATTATTTTCTACATAACCTTCATACTTAATAGCATTCGATAAATCAGAATTTGGAATGTATTTGATTACTTCCACTTCCTTAATAACCTCCTTAGGTACTTCTTTTATTATCTCTACAGGTACTTCTTTAATTACCTCTTTCTCAACAATCTTTGGGACTTCCACAATTTTGTCCTTGTAAATAATTTTTTCAACCGTCAAATCGATGTTAAAAATATTTGCTAACCATAATAAAACTTTTTTCATATTTTTATGCATTAAATGTTCCTTTTATAACACCATCTTTACGAATAGTCAAACTCGCTGATGTTTGCTCTATCGTCCACCCATTATCTAATGTTATTTTAGGTGATGTCACATTAGTACTTGCGTTTATATCTACTCCATAGATATTAGCCCATCTATACGTTGATGTGCCAAGTGTTACCCCGCTCGCTGTCGTGCCTCTCCTTATAGCTGAAGATGTAGCTTCTAATGCTGTTACACCTCCTACATTAAGCTGAATTGTATTAGCGGTTGATGTTATATTTCTATCCACCGCTCCTCCTCCAGCTAATAGCGTTAATTTATTTAACGTCAGCTCACCCGCCTGAGTGCCCTCGCTATATGCCGTTACCTCTCCAATTGCAGCTATGCCCCCATCATTCAATAACCGCTGTTTCGTTGTACCATTGTATTTAAAAAGTAACTCTGTACCGGACTGCTCGACTGACCAGCCAGCAGCTGCAATTATAACCTTTGGCGTTGTTACAGATACAGAAGCTGTCAATGCTGCACTGAATGTTTTAGTACCTGATATTGTTTGTGTTGTGTTTGTCGTTACTGCATCGGTTATTCCATACCCAGATAATGTATTAGGATTCGTTCCAGCTGTCACTAAACCTTTACTATTTACTGTTACACTTTTATATGTTCCTGTTGTAACTCCACTATTAGCAAGTGTTACCGCCATACTGAACCCGGCAGATAAATTAGATGAAACTGAACCAGTTGCATCACCTGTCAGAGCAAAAGTTCTTGATGAAGATAAATTACTTGCTGTTGAAGCATTACCTGTTAAAGCTCCTATAAAGGTTGGAGCTGTAAGATTACCTGTTAATGTTCCGCCAGATAATGGAAGATAATTATGAGTATGACTTGCAGCAGCAGCACCTACTTCCGAATATGTGTAAGAAGGTTTTGTTGCAGCTTTTGCCCAAGCATACACATCGCTTGCAGGCATTGAAGTGGGAAAGTCTGTTATTTGTGATTTAGTATGAGTGTGTGTCGCAGCAGCAGCACCTACTTCCGAATATGTATAAGAAGGTTTTGTTGCAGCTTTTGCCCAAGCATA